GTATCCAAGCCGTGCTGAAGCGGCGCGCGCTGTGGGTATAAGCTACAGCAAACTGAGGTGATGACATGCACCTTTACCAGCTATGCTACAACGCGCGCCGGATGGACCGGCACAGTGAAGCGGAATTGTGGGCGCGGTTCAAAGCGGCCCGGCCCCAGGACGCTTGCGCTGTCACACCGGCCCGACCTGCAACGCATCCGACGCCTGAACAAATCGACGCAGCGCTTGAATGGGCGCGCGAATACCTGTCGACAATGTAGACAATAGGGGGTAATAAGGATGCAGAGAGACACACCAACCGGGAGAACGACAATGAACACCCTAACCGCCCTGATCAACACCGCATCGGCCACCAACACCACACGCTTTGCAGCACAGCGCGGCATCTTCTTTGACAGCATGGCCGACATGATTGCCAAGCTGAACGCCGAAGGTCTTGCCACGCAGCAGAACGACGGCGAGCGGGCGCTGGTCGCCCATAAGGTTTGGATGACGCGCTACGGCGTTGCTACCCCTGTCAACACGACAAACCTGTGATCAGGCGGCGGCGTAACAGCCCCGCCAACCCAACCGGAGCCACCAACATGAAAACCATCACACCTACACTGACCCCAACGACGTTTTTCCTGCCCGCCGATGACCTGCGCGCCGCGTTCCAGTGCATCAGCACCGAACAGACCCGCTATTATCTCGGCGGAGTGTTTGTCGAAGCTGACAATCTGGTGGCGCTGGACGGCCACCAGATGCTGACGATTGAATTGCCGAACGGCTGCCACGTCGGCACGGAATGTTTTACTCAGGGTATGGACGCGCCAGAAGGCGCGGGGTTTATCCTGTCCTGTGACGCAACCGACAAGGCGTTCAAAGCCAAGGCGTCTGGCGGCGATCTGTGGGTTTATGGCGACATTGAAACCGGGATCCTACAGTTTGTGATCAACCATGGAGAAGGCGGCGAAATGTCCCGTGTCGGCGTGCTGGAATTCACGCGCATCGACGGCACATATCCCGAATGGCGGCGCGTGGTGGCCAAGGGCGACGGGAGCGCTGCCAGCTTGTGCTACGATCCTGCCGTGCTGGCACGCCTCATCAAAGCCGCTGACGTGATCAATAAGGGCAAGGGCATCCAGCTGACCAGCGGCGCTACGCAGGGCGATCCGATCCGAGTGGATTTTGTAGCGTCGCCCCGCCTGCGCGGAACGCTTTACTCGATGCGGTGGACGGGCGCATGACCCTCAAAGACTGGCAGGCCCGGTGGGGCGACCACATCCCCGCACAGGCGCTTGCCGAACTGGTAGGCATCCTGAGCCCCGTCATGCCCTCGCCCGCCCCCACGGCCCGTCACAGTGAGGCTGTGGGGGCGGCACAGATGCGTTTGGCAGCGGGCCGGGCTGGTGTGCCGCTGTTCCGGAATAATTCAGGGGCTATGACAGACCAGACGGGCCGCCTGATCCGTTTCGGGCTGGGCAATGAATCGCCCGCCCTGAATGCCCGGTGGAAGTCGTCCGATCTGATCGGGCTGTTGCCCGTGTTGGTGCAGCCGTCACACGTTGGCAAAACGCTTGGCGTGTTCCTGGCGGTTGAAACCAAAAAGCCCGGCTGGCGTCTGACGCCCGGCGACAAACGCGGCCAAGCGCAGGCCGCTTTCCTGCAATCCGTGCGGGGGTTCGGCGGTGTCGGTGGATTTTGTTGCACCGCCGACGATTTTGCAAAATTATTGCTTGACGCGGGTGGTAATTAGTGGCAATAGTGGTGCAAGGAAACGGGCAGACGCCCACAACTGGAGAGACCAAGATGAGCATGCAGATTTTGAAATACAGCGTTTACGCAAACGGCATCTTCTGGGGTGAGTTTGAAGGCACGAGCGAGCAAGATGCAATGGAAGTTGCAGCCACACTTCACGGCACGCCATACATTGACGATGACGGCGACGAGTGCCCCGACACCACCGGCATGACCGCCGTTGAAATTGACGAATAACCCCAAGCCCGGCCACGCGCCGGGGACCACACACCAACGGGAGTTACTGATAATGGCATACGGAATTGCAAACCACAACGGCGAGGAGGTGGAGGTGGCGTTCAGCGCCACCGGCGTTGTCACCGACTATGGCGTGGACCGCTCGCCCACTTGGATCGAGTGGGATAATGTGGCGATCAATGATCTGACGATACTGGGGGTTGCGGTCGATGTGTCAAAGCTGCCGGTTGAACTGATGCAGGCGATCTATGCGCTGGCCGACGATCTCGAATTTGAACAGGAGGATCCTGACTATGACTGACAACAACCACCCTCGCTTTGCCAATCTGCGCAATGGCGGCAACCTGCCCCGCGCCAAGCCCGGACGTATCCGTTTGTGGATTGGCAACGCCATAGGGCTTGCTTGTATCATCGTCATAGCACTGGCGTTCTATGTGGTGACGCCATGAAATTCAGAACCTGTTTAGACGCCAGCCTCAGCGGTGCGCCAAATGTCATCAATCGCCGTGATCTTGCCGTTGGCCGCGTCCAGCGCTTCAACGTGATCGGACAAGATCACCCCTACATCGCCCAACGTTTTAGCCCGCCGATCCGGCACGGAAACCGGAGTGCGCAATTCGGCCGGCAGGTCCGGCAGCACGTTGCGGTATTCAATCTTTGCCGGGCCGCAGGATGCGATTAAGCAACACTCGAAAATCATCAGGTAGCGGAACATCGAACCCTCCTTTACGAAACGCGTCTTTGACTTGCTCATATTCAACGGCCTTGGCGCGCTGGCGATCCGCCTCGGATTGGGCCACGGTGGCAGCAAGCCGGGCCTGCGCGCGGGCGTCCTCTAGCGCAGCCGCAGTGCGCGTCAGACGGGCGTTTTCGTCGCGTAGGTTGCCGATGGTGTTGAGCTGCCACCACAACCCCCCAGCAAGCGCCAGGAACGCCGCAGCGATGCCGCCAGCCAGATAGGCGCGGATCACGTCAGCCCCACCATGCAGAGCCGCGTTTCATCAGCCCGGCGATTGACCAGCCCGCGCACCACGCGGCCGCCAGATTTGTTCCACCAGCCGAGCGCCGAGCAGCCGCCCGCGATGTCGCCAGCGTTCAGCCGCCGAGTTGCCGTTGATTTGCCAATGGCGTAGATGCCAGCGTTGTAAGCCAGCGACACATAGGCCGCGTCCCGCTCTGGTGTCAGGCGCAAGTCCCGTGTCTCCCGCGTGAAGAATTCATGCAGCCCGTCCCGAAACTGCCCGAGCCCGCGCTCCAGCATGGCCGAGCATTGGGCGTCGGTATATGTGTCGCCACGCTTTACGCCTCGCGTCTCGCCGTAGCAGACCGTCCACACAGCAGGGCTGGCGATGGTGTCGAGATAGGCGGTGTTCTTCTTGCCCTCCCATTTTGCCACCAACGGCACTAGGACACGCATGGTCGCCGCCTCTGTCGTGTTTGCAATCGGCGCGGGAGGCGCAGCGGCACAGACAAAGATCGCGCATAGGAATGACTTAATCATCGGGCGATTCCCTGCGATACAAGCCGGCCCGCGATGCCTGCGATAATCAGGCCGAGACCAATTGCCAGCCACATGTGCGGGCTGGTGTCTCGCCCGGTGGAAAGGTAGATCGCATCGGGCGCCATTATCGCCGCGATGCCGCAGTAATTAGCCCACATCGAATAGGATTTGAGCGCCACTGTCTTTGCGTCTGGTATCATCTTCACTTTGCCATTCCTTTCAAAATCTCTTTGATGTCCGACCCAATTTCATCAAGCCTGCGATCCATGCGGTCTCGACTGTCTTTCGCGGCTTCCATGTCCTCTCTGCGTTGAGACCGCAGCCGCTTGATTTCGGTGCCGTTGGATATGCTGCGCGCCTCAAGCCGGATAAGCCATGCAATCGCGGCAATGACGGTAACGGCAACTGGCCACCATGTTCTTATCATGTCAGTCATGCCGCCCCCGGTTGGCTAGGTGTCGCGCCCGCACGGTCCAAGGTTTTTCGCGCTGCGTCAACCTCATTTTGCCATGCACGTTGGCAGTGGTCCGCCTCATACCATGCGAGGAACCAGTCAATTCTGTCCCGACGCCGCGCCCATTCCGGGTCTGTCTTCCCGTCAATGTGCGCCCGTGCGCTGGTCGTCTGGTGGGTTGATCCGCTGTGTATCACTGCATTGTACAAACGGCTGTTGGACGATATGACCATCTCAGCAAATCTGAGCAGGATGTAGGCGGCGCGTGTCATTCGGCAACTCCAAAGTGTGCGTCCATCTGTGCATCGGTGACTTTCTTGGACAGCATCAACAGGCGCAGCAGAAGGTCATTGCGGTTGACTACCATTTGCCCAAGCGCGTTGATTTCCGCGATATCTTGCTTGTCCGCGCCCTCGATGTGCTGCGCGATTATGTCGGTGACGATCTGGGGCAATGCGTTACCCGGCACCCACGCCTTTGCCTCTGCCGCCGTAATCCAACCCTCGCGCAAGGCAATCTTGGCAAAGTCGAGGCGGGGCATGGATGCGGCGGCGCGGGCTTGCGCCAGTGCGATTGCGGGGTCGGGTCTGCCAATCTTGATAATCATGCGCCCACTCCATCGGTCAAATCAGCTTCGTCAACGGACCATTCATTGCGCCATTCGCGGTCTGCTGGAATGTCAGCCACGTCCACAATCTTGTAGGGCTTGCCAGTTGGCACGTCCTTTGCGGCGATTTCTTCAATCGTCAGTCCGCAGTCAGCGGGAATAATAACTGCCACGCCGCCTTCGTCGTTTTGGTAAATGATGCGCTTATCCATTTTGGTTTCCTTTCAGCGGAGTATTGTAACGTTGGAACTTTCGCTGTCGAAACCCTCCCCCAAGGTACCGTCCAATTGCTTAAAGCGGTATGATGAAGCAGTCTTGGTAATTCTTGCGGGTTGCCAAAAGTAACGATTATAGTCAGGATTATCTTCTATCGTGACTTGAGCCGAATAATAATGGTCCTGCATTGCCGTGGCAAAGTTGACCGTATAGTCGCCCGGACCATTATCCGTGATGCTGGACACATTCCCGCCTGCTCGAATTGACGGCGTGCCAGTGCCGCTAAAAGTCACCCACGCGCGGGCTGCATACATAGGCGCTGAACCAGAGGCGTTCAGCAATGCCCAGCCCGCCGCCGTCACGTTCGCAAACTCAACGTCGTCAGCCGCTGCGTTTACCCGCACCGCGTCCAAAGCCCGCCCAGTCAACGACGGCAGGTTTGCGGCCACCAGTGCCGCCGCCGTATCGTTGGCAAACGTCCCAAACGCCACCAAGTCCGGCGCGAATTGCAGCGCCTGCCAGTCGAGAAACGCATCCACATTTGTGTCAAACGCGGTCTGCGACTGCCCCTTGTCCGGGATTGTTCCGGTGAATTGTCTGATTACTGGCGCGGTCATTAGAGCGTCTCCACTTCGAGTTGAACTTTTGTCATGCCTCGAACGTCGCTGACTGTCTGGCACGAACTGACGAAACCATATGCCAAAAACTCAGGGTTGTCATCAGGTCCTGCAAACACCGCAGCCACCCCGTCCAGATCGTTAATCGTGCGCCAAAACGGGTCAGCGGCATAGTCGTTCAGGTGGACGCGATAACCAACCTTTGCCGCTGGTGTCCGGCGCAATAGCGACGTAAGCGTGCCTTCGGTTTTCTTGACCGACCGACTGCGCAGCCCGCGCGTGGACGCTACCTCTATGTCGCCATATTCATCGGCGATCCCCATTGCAATCGTGCCGACCGCTGCATCGAAACCTGAGTTGGTGATCGTCACAGTCACCGTTGCGCCGGCTGGAATGTTGAGGTCAAACGTAGTATATGTCCGCTCAAGCGATTGAGGCGCAAAAAACCAGCGCCATAACGATCCTTCGTATGACGTCGCGTCGGGCACATCATACGTCACGTCCGCCACATCGCCGGTCGTGTTCAGCGTGCCGACGATTGTGATCTGTGTGGCACGCAATCCAAAGAAAGCCATAGCCGACAATCGCGGCAGTCCGGTCAGGGTGTAGGCGATGCTGCCCGCGCGTTCGGTTACGGTGTCAATCACTCGGAACTTGTCAGCCCCGAATTGCAGATCAAACGCTGCATAACGATTGGCCGGGCCTGCGTCAAACCATTCGGTGCTGGCCGCCAGCCCCGGCTCTTGCGTGGTGCTGGCGGCGCTCACCTCGAACAACCGTTCACCAACCCGCCGCACGTCGCCAAGCGTATAGGTGCCCGCCGTCCATGCCGTTTCAAGCGCAACGTTTGTGCTGTCGATGTTGCCCTCGGTGATGGCGAAAGGTTCAATGATCCTCAGCGTCATAGCGTTTGCTCCAACTGGAATGCCAACGTATCGTCTGCCGCGTCGGCCCCGCGTCCAGTATTGCCTGCCGTGATTTCCGACGATGACACAAGCCGCTCCATACTTACGTTAAGCGCCCGCATCTCTGCGCGCAACTCTGCGTCCGATTGCTGGGGCGTGAACGTCTGACTGTTACTGCCCCGCGACAAGGCGCGCGTATAA